AAAGTCAACAGCTATATCATTTTTCCAAGAATTCCAATCATCTTCAGTGATTAGTCCTTTCATAATCAACTGCTTCTTTAGAATACCATAGAATAAGTGTGCAAAACGTTTTCTCAGCCTATCTATAAACTTCTGAAACTTTACTTCATCACGAGTAATTTCTGTTGAACGACCCAATGAAAACTGAGCTTCTTGCTCAAGTCTATTAATAGGAACATTCAATGAACGATATAGACGTTTCTGGAAGTAAATAATATCGTCAATCTGGCCGAGGTTTTCACCTCCAGGCAAGGTGGAGATCTCTGTACCACGCCCGCCCTCTCTACGAGGAAGCCAGAAGTCTTCTAGCATAGACATGTGTTTACGGTCATCTCTAATCGCACCTGTATTCGCATCATATACTAGTTTATTTCTATATTTAGCCATAATATCTTTCATATATTGTTCGGACTTACCCTTAGGCAAGTTACCAACGTCAATATAGAAGATACGACGTTCAGGAGCTCTTGCTAGTCTGTATATAACTAGTGAATCTTCCATCATACGTAATTGGTTAATAGGCTTTAATGCTTTATGTAGATATGAAACAACTCGCTTACGATCAACATCAAGCAAACCTGATGTTACGTAAGACACTGAATCATTAGAAAGCTTTACGCCTTGATTAGTTCCACCTGGCTTTTCTTGGTAGATATAGAATTCGTTTACTTGTTCTACAAGAGATGCACCAGTTACTGGATCTTTTTTACGCTTTACTTCTTTTACTTTACGAATCTTTGCAGCGTCAATTGGCCTAACCTCTTGAATACCTGCTTTTAGATTATTCTCATCAACAACTAAGTGGTGATAGATTCTACCATCAATGTACCACCGTCTAAAAATGTCATGTCCTAGTTCAGTAAAGTTAAGCATAGAACATACATTATCAAATTCTTCTTGGATACCTTTTTTAACCTGATCACTAAGTCCATCAACTTTGTCAAGCACAAGTTCTACAGGTGATTCGTTCTCTGAAGCAATAGCTTCATTTACAATATCCTCAATAGCTGCATCAACCTCTGGGTGTGTTGCAACTGCACGATATTGTCTAATATTTTGTAAGTTATCTTTAGATTGATTGTCACCATCAATATTGACATACATGCCATAATGAGCACCTGCAGCAGTTACATAACCTGCTCCATCCTCATCTTGTGGTGGGACAATAGAACGAAGTTTTTCAGCGTTGCGATCTTTTGCACGCCGAATCTCAAATCCAAATAATTTTATACTATCATCAGCCATTTTCGTTCCTTGAAATAGAGTCAGAGGGGCCGTGAAGCCCCTCAAGTTTATTTATAAACGATTAAGTAGTTGTACCAGATTCCCAGTACTGGACTTGGAACTCAACAGTAAATCTCTCAATCTCATCATTTGCACCGTAGTTCAAATCGATTGGTGAGATAGCTGTTGGGAAACAACCACGGAAGTTATAAGTCTTCAATGTAGTACCATCTTTATCGATTTGTTCTACGAGAAGATCTGCTTCATACTGTACTGGATTATTCAAACCAGTATTTTGGTTATGAGCATTCATTCCGTTCATCCAACGTTCCATTGCGTCACGAACGTTGAAGTCTGTATCGTTAATAATTGTTGGTGTCCATACATCAAATGTACGATCACCAGCCATTTTTAATTGGCGTCCACGGAATGGAACAATAATTGTACCAAGTGTGGAACCAGGCAACTGAGCTGCCTCGCAGAGGAATGATGTAAGTTCTACATCACCACCTGCATAAGCTGGGAAGTTGATAGTCGCTTTGAACAGATTAGGTCTAGCGCCACCGCCTCTCAACTTGGATTTGAAATCATCAACTCCTAGAATAGCCATTTATATTACTCCTCTGACCTTATACTGTGCCTGCTACTTCTTCGAAGTCAACACCTGAACGCACAGCTACAAAGTTTAGAGTGATGTAGTTGATTGAACGTGCTGGCTTGATGAAGATGTTAGCAACGAATTCATTGCGATCTACCACAGCTGCAGTATTGTTTGTGTCGTCACATACAACTCTGAAGTCTGTAATACCTCTTCTACCCTTGATTTCTCTCAAGAATGGTTCTACAATACCAACAAATTCAGCACGTGTAAATTCATCGTTGAATTCAAACAATGTGTTTCTAGCTGCTAGAGCAATTGCTCTCTCAATGACTAGGAACAAACGACGTACGTTAATACGATCGAATGCTGATGGTCTGTTTAGTTTCGTTTTGTCACCAAACAGTAGGACACCTTGACCTGGGATATTAGCAACTGGGTTAATACCGGCTTTATATAGTGTGTCTCTTTCTGCTTTAGTTGGTGTATAAGACAGGGCAGTAATACCTAGATATTGACCACGTCTTGGACCACCTGGTGAGAACCATGGAGCTGCGTTAAGGTCTGTAGCTGCCATAATACCGGCAGTTGAAGATGCAGCTGGGATATAACGATACTTGTCGTTATACTTATCATACACTTTTAGATAGTTGTTGTCAACTACTAGGTATGAAGAGTTTGTGAATGTATTAGCTGTTGTGACAGCGTTTGCATTCGGTGTTGAACTATTTACAATATCAGTTCTTGCTGGTGAAGCAACTGCGATACAATCTTTACGAGTTGACTGAGCAGTTGAAACTAGATCATTAACAACTGTTGTTTGATCTGTTCTTGAGTTCATGCCTGGAGCAATCAAGAAATCAACTTGAACTGTATCTTTATCTTCTACCTTATCAAAACCAGTTAGAATTTCTGATGTTGTTAAAGCGCTGGAATTTACGCCGTTTGCTAGTGAACCTGAGCGTACATCATCGAATGATGCATTACGGAAGTCAGTACCGTTTGCTGCAACTGTTCCAGCTGTCGGACTAAATTGAGATGAACCAAACCCAACCATTTTAATGTAACGTGATCTATTGTTAATTACATCAACGATATAGTTTGTTGTGCCATCCGCCGCTTTAGCATTTGAAGCAACAGATGTAAATGGATATGTTTCTAGAACAGTACCACGAGTACCTGAGAACAAGCCATCCTCATCAATTACGATGACATGCATTTCATCGTTTTGTGCGCCTCTGCCTGAAGCAAATGTAGATGTTCCAGGAGCTGCATCAAATTCTGTTGCATATGTCCAGTTATCAAATGCTGAATCTGTAGCATGAGTTGGACATGTTTCTACTTTTAAGCTATTACCCAGATCACCTGGATACTTAGCGATGAATACGTGATTATCACTATCTAATGCACTCTGCTGTGTATCATAAGCATCGTCATTTTTCACAGTAGGCTGTGTTGAAACTGAGATGTCTGATGCGTTAGCAGCACTATCGGTAGCTACACGAATAGTTTGCAATGATTGTGAATATCTTAGGAAATACGCTGCTGATAGGAAATCAACGGCTGTGTCGTCGTTAGGTGCACCAAAAGTTGAAGCCAAAGTACCCTCATTATCAATGAGTGTAGCCTCCTCAACTGGGCCCCAACGGAAATTACCAACGATTGCGCCTGTAGATGACTGAACGTTAGGTACAACGCCAGTAATATCTACTTCTTTGACAACAATTGCTGGTGACTCTGAAGGTGTACCAATTGCCATGTTTATCTTCCTCTAAAAAAATTATATGTTCGGTCATAATACGCTAATCAATTACAGATATTTATAATAATTAAAAATTAGAAAATATCATCGTATTCAAGAGCCCATTGCTGACCCAACACCTCTTCTGGTGTGGGAGGTACTTCTTCTAACCCATCATCTATAAAACCAAACGGCACAATATCATCATCTATTTCTTGCATTCTTTGATCAAATAACATTTTCTTAATATTTATGTCGGTTAGTTCAGCAAAGTTATTACTGGTTGAAAAATAGCCGAACATTACTAGATTCATCATTAGATCATCATGGTTACCATCACTGGCTTCATATGATTGACCTTTTGCAACAAATGTAGATATTTCTAGAATTGTATGCTCATCTACAATCTCTAGTTTATTATTCTCTAATATGTCTTTGATATTTGAACAGCCGAGTCTTTTAGTCTTACGGTTCATCTCAATACCAAGTGCATTAGCTTTGACTGCTGACTCTACATGCATATTTTCGTATTCAAAATCATAGTACATACCATTACAAACAACCGTACCCTGATCATTTGATTCAATAACTACATAAGCATCGTTATAGACTTTCGCATATTTATAAATAACGTTTGGGAAGAGTATTGGAGAAATAATATTATTGCGATAAACAGCAACCTGTTTAAAGGGT